CGCGAATAGTGGACGCCACAAACTCAGTACCGGGACGACGCTTCATCCCGCCTTGAGGGACGATCACAACATTATCGGCAGTCTCTACCGCCTGATAATACTGGTTGATATCAATGCGGCCCTTCAGTAACGGGGATAGCTCGCCACTTACAAAGCTAGACTGAATGAATCGAGTCTTAGCCATTAGAACCTCACATTAGTGAATGGGTTGCTTCGTATCGGTTGCGTAGGATGTTGCTGAGAGTCCGTGAATCGCGCCATACGGGACGCATTCACATAAGCCGACGCCATCTCACCTCGTGCCGCAGAGCTGTCTCTGATGCTCGCCGCGAAGTCCATAGCCAGTGCGTACTCAATCATCTTGGAAAAGTACACGGGCCACTCATCTTCAGTGACGTTTGCAATGTAGTCAGCGTACAGGGCTTGCGATGAATTGCTGTAAACCTTATCGCCGTACACCTGATAACTGGCATCAGGGGAAACAGTGATTAGGAATAGTAAACCAGCGGGTAGCTGGTAGATGCTGTTCCAGCCGTTAGGATCAATCGGGGTGTCTGTCAGCTTAGATATCTGTGCCTTGCGACGTGCAAAGCCCCAACGATGCTTTGTTAGCTCGTTCTGGACAATGTTGTCGTACAGATTGTTTGCGACAGTCTCGCGCCGTGATCCACCCGTCAGTGAATTAATCGGAGTATCCCCGATCAGAATGAGCGCATTGCTGATTAAGTCGATCTTGCTCGCCATAACTCACCTAGAAATAGAATGGCCCCCGAAGGGGCCGGGTAAGACTTATGCAGTCTTGTCGTACTGGACCTTAACCAAACCACCTTCGTCGCGCACAACAGAGCCAGCCTTCAGCATACCGTTGGTAAGCCAAGAGGTCTTCTCAGGGACGTAGTTGATTTCAGTCTTCATGTCGATACCGACAGCAAGACCAACCGATGGACGCTGGAAGAACCAAGAGTCAACGACGTTAGCCGCCTCAGTCAGACCGCCTTCGGCACGAGTCTCAAGGATGATGAACTGGAAGCCAACGAGAGTGTTGATCTCACCAGATACAAGCGCCTTGATAGCCTGATAGTCGCCAGAAGTTGC